AAAGATCCGTGGATTCAAAGGCTATCTTGCAATCTCGCCTTTGATTGTGCAGCATAGGGCCTAGGTTTGGGTTAGCATCCATGCCAACACGTGTGCGGACAAGGCTCCGCCGCCCCGCGTGCAGGCTGCCCAAGGAGGCCCCGGATGACGACCCCCGCCCAGCCCACGAGCACGCCCGCAGGCCCCGGCAGCCAGCCGGCCACCCCGCCCGCGCCCGACGGCACTCCCGCACCGACTCCGCCAGAGCCGGCCGCCCCCGCAGCACCGCCCGCTCCTCCCGCATCTCCCGCCGAACCCCCGGCCGCGGAGCCGCCGACCGAACCCAAGGCCAAGGCGCCCAAGTTCGAAGGCGACTTCGACCCCGAGAAGTTCCAAAAGCTCGTGGAGAACATCCGCGGCGACGTCGAAGCCGAGAAGGCCAAGCGCATCGCAGCGGAGAAGAAGGCCGAAGAGCAGCAGGCCGACCTGATGAAGAAGGTCGCCGCGGCGTTCGGTCTCGACACCGGCGAGGAGAAGCCGCCCACCCCTGAAGAGCTCACCGCGAAGCTGGCCGAAGAGCAGTCCCGGACCAAGGAGTTCGAGGACGCCGCCCGCCAGACCCAGGTGGAGCTCGCCGTCTACAAGTCGGCCGGGAAGCACGGCGGCGACCCCGACAGCCTTCTGGACTCCCGGGGCTTCGCCCAGGCCATCGCCAAGCTCGACCCGTCCGCTCCTGACTTCGCTGCCAGCGTGGAGCAGGCGGTCAAGCAGGCGGTGGAGGCGAACCCGAAGCTTGCCGCGAAGGCGGCCGAGCCGAAGCCCGCAGTCCCCGCGGGGGGTGCGCCGATGGACGGGGCCCCGGGTCAGAAGCGGCAGCTGGGTGCGGAGGACGTCAAGCGGATGAACCCCGAACAAATCACCAAGGCCGTGGCAGAGGGACGCCTCAACGCGTATCTGGGCGGCGGCCGGTAGGCCACTAGGAGCCTCCGTTGTCGATCAACAACTTCAAGCCGGAGATCTGGTCTGCCCAGCTTCTCGTGGCTCTTCGCAACGCCCTCGTCTACGCGCAGCCGCAGCTCGTCAACCGCAACTATGAGGGTGAGATCAGCTCGCACGGCCAGTCCGTGCACATCACCACCATCGGCGACCCGACGATCTTCGACTACGACTCGGGTGACACCCTCAACTACGAGGACGTCGAGACCGCGGGCACTGACCTGGTCATCGACCAGGCCAAGGCCTTCGCGTTCAAGATCGACGACGTGGACAAGGCGCAGGCCCTCCTCAACCCCATGGCGCAGATGGCGCAGAACGCCGCCTACGGCCTGCGCGACCGGGCCGACGCCTACGTCGCCTCCCTCTACACCGGTGTCGCCTCCGCCAACACCATCGGCTCGACCGGCTCTCCCGTCGTCCTCACCTCCACCCCGACCGACGCCTACGACAAGGTCCTCGTCCCGCTGCGCACCAAGCTCAACCGGGCCAACGTCCCCTCCGAGGGCCGCTACGTCGTCGGCTCCCCGGAGTACATCGGCGACCTGCTGCGCGACTCCCGCTTCATCAAGGTCAACGAGTCCGGCGACGGAGGCCAGGCCCTCCGCAACGGCATGGTCGGCCGCGCCGCAGGCTTCGACATCCTCGAGTCGAACAACACCCCCAACCCCACCGGCAGCGTCCAGGTCATCCAGGCCGGCTACCCCGGGGCCATCACCTACGCCGAGCAGATCCTCGAGACCGAGGCGCTGCGCCTGCAGTCGACGATCGCCGACGCCGTCCGCGGTCTCCACGTCTACGGCGGGAAGCTCCTGCGCCCCACCGGCATCGCCGTCGCCTTCGTCAACCCCTGAGCCCTCCCAGGGCACTGAACACCCTCGTGCGCTGAACCCCTAGGAGGCCTCTCATGGCGCGCACCGCCGTCAGCTACACCCCGTTCGTCCCCAACAGCCACCTCACCGACGTTGCCGGGACGACCATCGACTCCACCCTCGTCACCAACGGTGTCGTCATCAACGGCGCCGACCCCGAGCACACCCTGATCCGGGTCACGAACACGGCGACCGGCGCGAAGAACGTCTTCGTGCGCACCGGCTCCGGCATCCAGGCGTGGATGGCCGGACAGGGCGACCTGACCGTCTCCGTCGGCGCGAACACGGGCAAGGAGTTCCTCGGCCCGTTCACCAGCGCCCACTACCAGCAGGACGGCTCGACCCTGTACGTGGACTTCGAGTCCGGGTTCACGGGCACGATCACCGTCTTCAAGATGCCGAAGGCGTGGAACTGACCCATGGCCTCCCGCGAATACCAGGGCAGTGGAGGGCTCCGGCTCACGCTGGATGACCCGCTGTCCCCGGAGATGGCGAAGCAGGTTGCCACCGGCAAGCTGAGCCCGGTCGACGGCAAGACGGTTGACGTCGAGGCCGGCAACAAGTCCCTCGTGGTGGTGCACGGCTCGGAGGCGGACACCATCAACCGGGTCGGTGACCACCGTGCCGCACCCGGCGAGAAGCCGGGCGACGACGCGCACCCGGGGGAGTGGGCCACCTACGCGGTCGCTCTCGGTCTCAACGCCAGCCAGGCGTCCACCCTCACCCGCACCCAGCTCCAGGAGTGGGTGGAGGCGCATGAGAAGGCGCTCGGGGAGGGGCAGGAGGCTCCGGTCCCCAACGAGGACGCCGAATCCCCTGCCACGCCCGCCGAAGAGCTGCCCGAGCGGCCCGCGAAGAACGCCACCGTGGCCGACTGGCGCGCCCACGCGATCGCCCTCGGCATGGACCCGGACCAGGCCAAGGACGCCACCAAGGCCGAATGCCAGGACTACACGCAGGTCGTCGAGGACGCCCGCACCAGCGCCCAGCCGACCGGCGACACCGAGCAGGCGGGCGAGTAGGCCATGGCGTACGCGACGATCAGCGACCTCGAGGCGTGGCTCGCCCCCGAGCCCGCCCCGGCGAACGCGCTGCGCCTGCTCGAGCAGGCCTCCGACGCGATCGACGCCGCCCTGATCGGCGCCATGTACGAACCCACCGACCTCACCGTCCAGGACGTGCTGCGCAAGGCGTGCGTGCGGCAGGTCCACTGGATGATCGAGCGGGGAGATGAGACCGGCGCCCAGGACGACGTGCAGTCCATGACCACCGGGCAACGCTCGATCACCCGCCGCGCTCCCGCCGGCGGAACCTCGCCAGCGCAGAAGATCGGCCCCCAGGCCGCGCTCGTGCTGCGGAACTCCGGCCTGCTGACCATGTGGCCGCTGGTGATCGGATGATCGGGAACATCGGCCGGCAGACCGTCACCCTGCTCGACGCGCCCCTGGTGGCGGGCGACTACAACACCACCGTCCGCGACTGGGAACACGCCACATCGACACCGATCCCCGGCTGCACGGTCGACTACATGTTCGCCACCCGCACCAAGCAGGCCGGCGACCAGACCATCACCCGCGCCCAGCTCTACCTGCCCCGCACCGCCCCGACTGTGCTTCCCCAGCACCGCATCCAGTGGGACGGCCGCACCTGGGACATCGACGGCGTGCCAGCCCATGTGGAGCAGTCGGGGCCGCTGGACGGGCAGGCCATCACGCTGCTGGAGGTGAAGGGCGCATGAGCAGCGAAGTCAGCATCGACGTCTTCGTCGACGAGGACGCCCTCCACGACCTGCCGCACACCGATGTCGTGCAGCACGATCTCGCGCAGCGCATGGACCGGGTGGTGGAGGTCGCCCAGTCCATCGCCCCCGTCGACACCGGCCGCTACAAGGCGTCCATCCACCGCGTGCCCGAACCCGGCGCGGACGGCGAGGTGTTCGTCGAGGCGAACGTACCCTACGCGATCTACGTGGAGCACGGCACCCGGCAGACCGACCGCAACGGCCGCTCCATCCACCCACCGCACTACACCCTGTCGACCGCACTCGACGCCGCAGGCGGAGACCACTGATGCGATCACTGACGAAGGAGTACCGCCATGGCTGAGAACCCGGCAGACCAGGTCACCGTGGAGCTGACGTTCTGGCACAAGGGCAAGGTGCCCGGCGACCGTGTGCAGGTCCGCCGCGACGAACTGCCGATGTGGCGCGGCTTCGGCGTCCCCGTGGAGGACACACAGGACAAGCCCGCCGACATGGCAGACCAGACGCCGGAGCCGGCGGCGGAGCCGGTGAAGGCCGACGAGCCGGCCGCCGCCCCCGCAACGCCTGCCAAGGCGTCCTCGAACAGGGCCAAGTAGGCGATACGCCGTGTCCACGCCGGTCCAGCTCCCCGACGGAAAGCAGGTCGCCATCGACCTGCTCGCCGCCGCGCTCGGCAGCGCCGCCCTCGTCGTGGCGGAACTACCGGAAGGCGAGGAGTTCAACCAGACCCTCGCAGCGCATGGCGGCATCGTTCGGGTCCTGCGCATCGGCGGCACCGCAGATCTGCGGGGCTGGTCCGATCCATCTGCCAGGGACCAGCCCCGCTTCTCCATCGACTGCTACGCGCCCATGAAGCCCGCCCTCGGCGCCGCGATGCGGCTGGCCTTGCGGGTGCGCAGCGAGTGGGAGCTGCTGCCCGGCCAAGCAACCGCCGACGGACGCGTCACCGGCACCAGCGAGGAGACCGGCCCGCAAGACCGCCCGGAGGAACCCAACACGGGTGTCCGACGGGTCGGCATGACCCTGGGGATGAGCGTGCGCCCACCCCGAACCCCAAGCTAGGAGGCCCGTCGTGGGCAACGCAGACAACATCAAGATTGGCGTCAAGGGCCGCGCCTACGTCGCCCCCATCGGAACCACCTTCCCCACCAGCCCGACCGTTGCGTGGGGAACCGGCTGGGTCGACCTCGGCTACATGCACACCGACGGCCTCGAGGAGGCCCTCAACGAGGACCGCACCGAGATCCAGGCCTGGGGTGAGGAGGCGGCGGTCAAGACCCGGGTGAAGAACCGCGACTCCACCTTCAAGATCACATTTTTGGAGACGACCGCGGAACTCCTCCAGCTGTACTACGCCGTGCAGGCCGCCGACATGACCAGCACTCCCGCCGTCACCGGCCCGCCCGCCGTCCCCCAGTTCCTCAGCTTCGGCACCGGCCAGGCCAGCCCCAGCATCGAGACGGCGCTGGGCATCGACATCATCGAGGACGACGAGATCGAACGCATCATGATCGCCCGCGCGGACGTCTCCGACCGCGCCAACCGCAAGCGCAGCGCGTCCGACGCCAGCTCCTTCGAGCTGACGTTCAAGCCGCTCGCCGCCCCGTCCGGCGGCCAGGCCGTCCAGCGGTTCCTCACCAACGTCACCCTCACCTAACCCCAGGCTGGTGGCCTGCTGAGCTCACATCCCTGGGCGGGGGCGGCACAGCAGGCCACCTGAACCAGTCCCCGCCCAAGCCCCTGCCCAAGGAAGAAGAACCCGCCGTGTCCAAGCCCAACCGCAAGGTCATCCGCCTCCAGCAGATGCGCGCCCAGGTCGCCCAGGCCGCAGGCATCAAGTACGTCGACGTCGTCTACGAGATCCCCTCCGGCGACCCGCTCGCCCTGCCGGTGGAGCGCACCTGCTCCTTCCTCACCCAGGACTACTGGCCCGTCGACGTCGTCCGCAGCGTCGACGACGCCGGCGGCAACAGCGCCCAGATCGAAGTCCTGCGCAAGGTCGCCTCCCCGCCGGAGGCCTTCGACGAACTCGTCTCCGTGGCCGGGTTGACGGTGGGCGAGCTGAAGGAACTCATCGACGAACTCGGCAAGGAGGCGGGCACCGACGAGGGGGAAGGCGCTGGCTCCTCCAGCTCCTCGACGAGCACGCAGGAGCCGTCCGCGCCGACCTCCAGCGCTACTACCCCGGCCGCCGCCTAGAGGAATTCTGGGCCCACTCGTGGGGGGAGGGAACGATGACCTGGGCCGAACTCCGCGACCTCGTCAACGCCCTCCCCGAGGACTCCGCCACCAAGGCCGCCGCCACCGGCGACCGGGACGGATACCGGTGGTCGCAACAGACCTACCTGGCCGCGACCACCGTCAACCTCCTCCAGCTGATCGCGCAAACCCTGTGGAAGGCCCACCTGAAGGGCGACCCCCCGCAGATGACGGCGGTGGCGCCGCCCAAGCTCGCCGCCGACGAGGAACGCGACCAGCTCGCCGAGGCGCGCAACGCCCGCAACCGGGCCGTCCTCGAGCGCCTCGCCCCCCAGCACGGGCCAGTCGACCGAGCAGCACAGCAGGCGGAGATCGACCAGTGGATGGCCCGGATCCGCGAACTCCAGGCACGGAAGAAGTAGGAGAGGGAGGGCGGCATGGCGGACGCCACGCTCGTCGGCTCCACCCGGGTCAGCCTGATCCCGGACATGAGCCAGTTCGGCGACCGGCTCCGTATCGAGCTGCCCTCCGCGATCCGCGAACCCGCCCGCGCCGCAGGCGACCTCGCCGGGGACACGATCCGCAACGCCATATCCAGGAAGCTGGCCAAGCCGATCGGCGTGAAGGTCCGCGTCGACCTGGACGACAAGGCGGCCCTGACCAGCCTGCGCCGTCTGACCGAGGACCGCAGGGTCAAGGTGACGGTCGACCTCGACGACAAGGCTGCCGTCGCGGGCCTCACCCGGCTGACCGCCGACCGCAAGGTCAAGGTCATCGCGGAGGTCGACGACTCCGCGGCCAGAGCCAAACTGTCCGCCCTGTCGGGGCAGCACACCGTCGACATCCTCCCGAAGATCCAGG